CTTTAATTTTCTTCCCACAAACACGTGAAAGGGGTGTAGATATGGCGAAATTAAAAAAAGAAACGCGTATCGCCCGAGAAAAGAAACGACTTTTGAGCCTTTTCGAAGGTTTGGACGCTAATAAACTTCAAACATGCCAATCGCTCATTGATCGCGCCGCTTTCATCACGATCAGTTTGGAAGATTTGGAGGAACAGCTCAACGCGTCGGGCTGGGTAGAAACTTATCAAAACGGCGAAAATCAAAGCGGCTTGAAAAAAGCTGCGGCGGCTGATGTGCATATCAGCCTCACAAAAAATCTCAACGCCATCGTGAAACAATTGCTCGAAATTGTGCCTCCGGCGCAAAAGAAAAGCAGATTGGAAGCGATGATGAACAGATGACACCGTTCGCGAGTTACATACACGAATATCATTCTAAAATACAATCCGGTGAGATCGTTGTCGGTAAATGGATAAAACTACTGTATGACAAGATCATCGCGGGATTGAGCGATGGTCTTTTTTATTTCGACGCGAAAAAAGCAAATCGAGCGATCGAGTTCATCGAAACCTTTTGCCGACACTGCGAAGGTCGAGATGATTATATCAAGCTCGAATTGTGGCAGAAGTCAACTGTTTGTCTTATGTTCGGCATTGTTGACGAGAACGGCTTGCGAATTTTTCGCGAAGTGTTCTTGGTCATGGGTCGAAAAAACGGCAAGAGCTTGTTCGCGTCGGCTTGTATCGCGTATATGACTTATCTCGATGGCGAGTACGGCGCGAAAATTTATTGCCTTGCTCCTAAGTTGGAACAAGCGGCAATCGTTTACGACAATTTCCACAAAATGATCGCGCGCGAGCCGGAGCTTATGAATTTGGCTCAAAAGCGTCGATCGGATATATATCTCGAAGAAACTAATTGCTCCGTCAAGCCTTTGGCGTTCAATGCAAAAAAGTCTGATGGATTTAACCCGCATATGACTGTCTGCGACGAAATCGCCAGCTGGCCTGCGGAGCAAGGTTTAAAACAATACGAAGTCATGAAGTCCGCGTTAGGTGCGCGTAAGCAGCCGATGATTTTGTCGATCAGTACGGCCGGTTACGTGAACGATGGGCCGTATGATGAGCTCATGCTTCGGTCCACTGCAGTGTTAAACGGCAGCAGCGCCGAACGTCGTCTGCTCCCGATCATTTACATGATCGACGATGTAAAGAAATGGGACGACATCGAAGAGCTCAAAAAGGCAAATCCGAACATGGGCGTCAGCGTGACGGTCGACTTCTTCTTGGAAGAAATCGAAATCGCGCGAAACAGTCGAAGCAAGCGCGCCGAGTTCATGACCAAGTATTGCAACATCAAGCAAAGCAGCACGCAGGCGTGGCTGCCGTACGACGTGGTCGATGCAGTGACCGGTGAACGATACACGCTAGACGCGTTTAGATCGTCCTACTGCGTAGGAGGCATAGACCTGTCACAGACGACCGACTTGACCGCCTGCTGCGTATTGATCGAAAAAGCTGGCAAGCTACACACGTTCGTAAAGTTCTTCATGCCTGAGAACAAGATCGACGAATTGCAAGAGCGCGAAGGCGTGCCGTATAGGTTATACGTCAATCAAGGCCTGATTCAACCGAGCGGCGAGAATTATGTGCAGTACCAAGACTGCTTTGAATGGTTCAAAATGCTGGTCGAAGAATACGAAATCCTCCCGCTTCAAGTGGGCTATGACCGATACACAGCTCAATATTTGGTCCAGCAGATGGAAGGTTATGGCTTCCACATGGACGACGTTTACCAGGGCGAGAATTTGACGCCCGTGATCCACGAGTGCGATGGCTTGTTGCGCGACAAGACGCTACTGCTCGGCGACAACAACGTGCTCATGGCTCATTTTCTTAACGTCGGCATGAAGCAAAACGAGGAGACGCGAAAAATTCGTCCGGTCAAGATTGATCAACGTTGTCACATCGACGGTTTTGTTGCCGTCGTGGACGCGTTGACCGTTCGCCAGAAGTGGTATGACCAGATCGGCGAGCAGCTAAAGAATATAGCATAGGAGGCAATAATGGGAGCGTTTCAGAAGCTCTTTGGAAAATTCAAATTAAAGAATGATCTCAGTCAATTTTTTGCCATGCTCGATGGGTACACGCCCAGCTTTACCACGTATGATGGCGGAGTTTACGAGATGGAATTGACGCGAGCGTGCATTCATACTTTCGCCAATCACTGCAGCAAATTGATGCCGCAAGTGGCAGGCCCAGACGGTCGAGGCATTCAGGCGATGCTCGACGGCAAACCCAATCCGTTCATGACCGCGGCGCAGTTCGTCTATAAAGCGGCGACGATATACGACGCGAAAAATACTTGTTATATTGCTCCGATCCTTGACGAGTTCGATCGTTTGGTCGGTTATTACCCGATCAACCCGAGTTTGACCGAAATCAAGGAACTACACGGCGAACCTTATCTCGTTTACACGTTCGGCAATAACGAAAAAGCCGCGATCGAGCTTTCGCGCGTCGGCGTGATCAGCAAGTATCTTTACAATAACGACATCGTTGGCGAAGACAACAGCGCACTCGAGCCCACGCTTCAATTGCTCGCGACGCAGAATCAAGGTATCGCGGAAGGCATTAAAAACAGCGCAAGCTTCCGATTCATGGCGACGATGAGCAATTTCACCAAGGGAAAAGACTTGGAGAAAGAGCGCAAAGATTGGGTTGAAAACAATCTCGGCTCGGATGCAGGCGGTTTGGCATTGTTCCCAAACACGTACACAAACATCCAGCAAATTCAATCGACAGCTAAAATCGTTGACCCCGAACAGATGAAGCTCATCGAGAATCGTGTTTTCACGTATTTCGGCAGCAACGAAAACATCTTGCAGAATAAAGCCGTTGGTGATGATTGGAGCGCTTATTACGAAGGCAAGGTCGAGCCTTTCGCCATTCAGCTTTCGCAGGCGATGACGGTCATGACTTACACGCAAAACGAACGCAAACGCAACAACGCGATCGTGTGGAGCGCGAATCGTTTGCAGTACATGACCAATCAGGACAAGCTGCAAGTCAGCAGTCAATTGTTCGATCGTGGTGTGCTTTCGCTCAACATGATCATGGACATTTGGCAGTTGCCGCACGTTGAAGACGGAGACAAGCGATACATCCGAAAAGAATATACCGAAATCAGTCAGCTCGATCAAGTTGCGGCGTTGCAAGAACAATTGACGACAGCGCAGAACGAGCTGAACGCAAGTAAAAAGCAACAGAATCCTGAAAAGGAGGAGGACAAAACAAACGATGACACCGGACAGCAAAATCAAGTTTAAGGATGCGGCTCAGGTTCGCGCGTTGACGGTTTTTTCGTCGGCACATGAAACCAAACGTCTCGATTCCGATCATTACGTTGACGGCTACGCTGCTCGATATGAGCCTTATGTGCTTTATTACGATGCAGACGATCAGCCCGTGTATGAGCGTTTCGAGCGTGGATGTTTCGATGCGTGTGATATGAGCGACATCATTTATCAATACGACCACGCTGGTCGCGTTTTTGCGCGTACTGGCAACGGCACTTTGATCGTTGAACCTGACGACGAAGGTCTGTTTTTTGCGGCTGACCTCAGCAAGACAGAAGCCGCTCGCGATCATTACGGCGACGTAAAAGCTGGCATGATCACGAAAATGAGTTGGCGATTCCGTTTGGGAGATTATTATTACGACGCAACAAGTCGCACGATCGTCCACCGTACAGTCGCCAAAATTTACGACGTTTCGGGAGTAAGCATTCCCGCGAACGACAACACCGAAATCAATGCTCGCGCGTGGGTCGACGGAGAGATCGCCCAGGCAGCTCGGAGAGAAGCAGAGCTTGACGAGCGACGCAGGAAAATGCGCGCAAAAATAAACATTTCTTTAGGAGGAAATTAAAATGGACAGAATCACAGAAATTCAGGCAAGACTTGCCGAAATCGATGCAGCAATCGACACTGCATCCGGTGAGGATCTCACCAACCTCGAGAACGAGTCTCGTTCGCTTCTCGATGAGATGAAGAATCTCAAGGACGAAATCGAAGCACGCAAGGCACTTCGTCAGAGCATCGCAACTGGTGCAGGCACTCATGTGGCAGCTCCCGCGAAGGTATCCGACGAGGAGAGAGCAGCAAACGACTTCGTAAAGAACAACAGAATGACCATCGATGCTGATCAGGCGCGTGCGCTCACCGTCGCATCCGGTCAGCTCGTACAGCCTACCAAGGTTGACGGCATCAACGACCTTCCCGGCGCGAAAGTTTCCAGCATCATCGATCTTGTTAAGATCGTGAACTGCGTCGGCATGGGCAGCCATAAGATCGCATACGTCGACGAAGACGCAGCAGCTGCTGCAAATCAGACTGAGGGCGAGGCTGCTGCAATCGCATCGCTCGCGAAGTTCGGTTTTGTGACCATCACTCCCGAATCCGTTGCCGTGCTCGATTTCATTTCCAAGCAGGCTAAGAAGCAGACCACGCTTCAGTATGCTTCCAAAGTAAGAGAGCAGGCGATGATCGCGCTTCGTCGTAAGGCGGCACAGGTTGTTACCGCAGCGCTCAAGGCATCCGATCTCGTTAAGGCTGTACCCGGTGCGGCTATCGATGCGAAGACTCTTCGCACCATCGCTCTCAGCTACGGCAACGACGAGTCCACCATGGGCGGCGCGATGCTCTTCCTCACCAAGGCCGACCTCATGGCGTTCGGTGATGTTCGCGGAACCAACGAAAAGAAGGCTCTTTACGAAATCACTCCCGACGCATCTGGCAACACCGGCGTGATTCGCGAGGGTGGTCTTTCCGTTCGTTATTGCATCAACAGCAACCTCACCACCGGCGAGATGTTTTACGGCGATCCTCAGGCTCTTGAGCTCGATCTGTTCTCGGATTACGAGGTTAAGGTCTCCGAAGATTTCGCGTTCGACAAGCTCATGGATGCAATCCGCGGCGACGTTGAACTCGGTTCTGGCGTAACCGTCAAGAACGGCTTCATCAAGTACACCGTAGAAGCTTAAACACTATAAGCGGGGCTTAATCGCCTCGCTTGAAAATCAAGAAGGAGTGTGCAAATGAACGCGTATACGCTTATCAAGTTAAAACAAAGCATCCGCATAGCGCACGACAAGTTGAACGACGACATCGAAACAGACGTGGACGCTTGTTTGGCTGATTTGCGAGTGCACGGCATCATTTACAAAGACGAAGACGATGCGCTTATTTTCAACGCGATCAAACTGTATTGCAAATCGCTTTACACAGACGACGTGGTGAAATCAGCGGAATATAAAAAACGCTACAACGAATTGAGAGACTGTCTCAAAGACGCCGAAGGTTATGGTTGGGAGGATGCCGACGATGAATGAAATTCTGACGCTCATCAAGCGCACGTTCGCCGATGACGGGTACACCGTGATCAGTGAAACGCGTCGCGATGTGTTTTGTCGTCTCGACAGCATCGGGCGGACAGAATTTTATCAGGCGCAAGCTACCAATTTTCGACCTGAGCTCAAATTCGTGCTCGCGGATTATTTGGAATATGAAGACGAGTATTTGTGCGTCTTCGATTTCGTATGGTACCGCGTGATTCGCACTTATCGAACCGGGCAGGAGCTGGAATTGGTGGTGCAACGCGCTTCCGCTGAGGAGGTGGGCGTCGATGAGTAGAATCATCAAGCCCGCCGAGCTCAATAAAGCGATCGAGACAGAATTGACGACATATCACAAAAACGTGATCGAGCGCGTCGACAACGCCGGCGAAGCCGCGATCAAGATGCTCGTCAAACGAACCAAAGAACGCGCTCCGGTTGATACAGGGACCTTTAAGAAGCACATATCGAGCAAGGCGATCGTTTCGCCGACCGGCACAAAAAGTTTTGTTTGGTACGTCAAAGCGCCGTATTACCGCTTGACGCATTTGCTTGTTCACGGGCACGCGAAATCAACCGGCGGTCGTGTACCGGGCGATTCGTTTTTGCAAGATTCGCTTGATGAAATATTGCCTGAATACGAGAACAGCGTGAAGGAGGCGCTCAAAAATGATCGATGAAATATTGACCGCGCTTGGCGTTCCTTTTCGCGAGACGCAGTTCATCCGATCACCCGAAAACGCGAAAACTTATGCCGTGTATTTTGACGACGTAAGCGCAGACGGCCCGGATGGAACCAATCGAATTTTCACGCACGATTATACCGTCGAATTATACGAAAAAGAATCCGATCCTGAAGTTGAGAAAAAGCTCGAAGTTGAACTCAACGTCCGCGGAGTTCGATGGTCAAAACAATCACGATATTGGCTGCAAGACGTGCGCCGGTATCAAGTAATATATGAGTTTTCATATATCGAAAAAATATAAAGGAGAATCAAAAACATGCCTAAGAGAAGTAAGGAAAATATTACGCTTGGCTCCGGTAAGGCTTATATTGCTGAGTACACCGGAGACGCTATGCTTTCTCACACCGACATTTGCAAGGCTGACAACCTTCTGGGCTATATCAAAGGAGGCGCGGAGCTTTCTTACACGGAGGAAACATACGAGGAGAAAGACGATCTCGGCTACGTCTCCAAGGTAATCACCACATCGGAGGAGGCGCTCATGAAGCTTGGCCTTCTCACTTGGAACGGCACCACCTTGAAGCACCTCGCGGATCGTTGCACCGTTACCGAGGAGAACGGCCTCAGAACCATCCACATCGGTGGCGCCGGCAATAGCCAGGGCAAAGAATGGGTCATCTGTTTCCTCCACGAAGACAAAAAGGACGGCAATCTTTGGGTGCTTATCAGAGGCCGTAATACTGCGGGCTTTACGCTCACTTTTGCCGCAGACGCCGGCACGGTCATCGAACCTGAGTTCAAGGCACTGCCTCAGGACGAGAACGGCACGCTCATCACTTTGGTGGAAGAGATTCCGGCAGCTTAATCAATTAAGCGGGGGGCTTATATCAATACCTCCCGCTTCTTTATCTAAAGGAGGAAATAACGCATGAAAATGCTTGATTTTAACGCCCTTCAACAACCCACATGGCCGGTGAGATTGAAGGACGCAGCACAGACGATCGTCAATCTTTCTACTCCCACGGCGGAGTTGGTGGATCGTTTGATCGCAGCCACACCGGAGCTTCAGGAAGTGGCAAAAACCAAAGACGGCAAGACCATCCGTGCCGTTTATGAACTCATCGCGGATCTTATGAACTGCAACGAGGATGGCTTCTCCTTTACCGCTGAGGAGTTGCGCGACAAATACAAGATGTCTTTGCTTGACGTGTTCCGCTTCGCGGCCGGTTATATGGAGTTTATTAAGGAGATGCAGGACGCAAAAAACTGAAACTCCCCTACTATCCGATGCCGGACAGTACGGGGGGTCGGTATACCCCGCGACC